AAAGATATGGTTGATTGTTATAAAAAAGAGATATGCAACAACTGTAAAAACAAAGAAAACTGTTTATGTAAATTAGAAGTAAAACAGGATAAAAATATTAAAATAATAAAGTGCGAAAATTACTTAAAAAAATAAGTAAGGGGGTTCTTGCCCTCTTTTTTTGTTTATGATATAATAATTATGTAGGAAAAAAAACATCTTTTAAGCAATTAAGTATAAAAGCTTGGTTATGATTTTCTACATAGTCTAGTGAGTGGGCGGACTATAAATAGCTCACGCATTCATATAAATAGTATGCAGGATATATAAAAATAATTAATGGGATTCAATGGGAGCAAAAGGTTGAAATATAAAGTTTGTTCATAGCAAACAAAGATATTAAGACTTCCAGAGTTGTTTAAAAATGCTTGAACTATGATAGATAGCGACACAGAAATGAAATAGAATAGCTTTCTATTTAATACCTTTATATCTTGCATAGTGTTTATATAAAGGAGAAATTATGAAAATATTAGCAATAGACCCTCGGTAATATAGAAAGTGCATATTGTACAATAGATACAGAAAACTATAAGGCAATAGAATTTGGAAAGACAAATAATGAAAACTTAGAAGTAGGATTTTATAATTATGACAAGAAAATAGATAAGTTAGTAATAGAAATGATAGCAAGTTATGGAATGGCAGTAGGAAAAGAAGTATTTGAAACTTGTGTTTGGATAGGTAGATTTATAGAAATAGCAAGATTAAGGAATATAGAAGTAGAATATATATACAGAAAAGAAGAAAAAATGAATTTATGTAACTCTATGAAAGCAAAAGATAGTAATATAAGACAAGCATTGATAGATAGATTTGGAGAGGTAGGAACAAAGAAAAATCCTCGGCTGGTTTTACGGATTTAAAAAAGATATATGGTCAGCTTATGCCGTAGGAATAACTTATATAGATAAACTAAACGGAATTTATAAATAATAGGCGAATAGGTGGTAAATATGAAAAAAAGATTTCAATTTGAAGCAATAAGAAAAAGATGTAAAAATTGTGGCAATGAAATGTTAGCAACAAATAGCAAAGAAGAACTAAGGAAAGAATTTAGAAAAAGTTTAAGGGAGAATACAAATGTTTAGTTTTAAAATGAATAATAGAAATTGGCAAATTGAAGAAACAAGCCAAGAAGAAATTAAAACAATGCAAAATAAAAGACGAGCTAATGAAGATGAAAATGTAAAAAGTACAGATACAAGATATTATGGAATAACTTATGCAGATACACAAAAAATATATTTGGATAAAGACTTAATGGAAGATAGAAAAAGAGCTACATTAATTCACGAATTAACACATTGTTACATAATAGAGCATATAACACATTGCGATAAAACATACGATGAAGAAATGGTTGCAGATATAGTTTCTAATAGTTTTGATATTATAAGAGAAATAGTAAATGATTATTTTGGAGAAAATAAAGTAATTATGTCTAATGAAATTATATTAGATGGAAAATCTGTTATGAAAGAATAATTGGAAAATGTGAATGGATAAATATATAAAAATATTATTAATTCAATTATCACAAAAACACGATAAAGTGCTAATAACACATATACAATCATACAATAAAGATTACAATAAAATAACAAATATATTTAAACTAATAATAAAAGATAAATCAGACGATTGGATAGATGATATATATGAAAAATACAATACAAGAACAGTAGATTGTTATAATAAAAGAGAATTAGTGCAGGAGATGATAAAATGGGTGGAAAAAGATTGACAGATAAAGAAAAAAGAAAAATTATATCAGATTATGTTACCACTCAAAACCGTAGTGAAACTGCAAGAATGAATAATGTAAATGAAAAAACAGTAAGAAGAATTATAGCAAATCAAGATAATAAAGAAATGCAAAAGAAAGCCGAGCAAAAAAAAGAAGAAAATACTAGAGACATATTAAAATATATGGACTCTATATACGAAAAGCAAAAAAAAATAATTGATTTATCTTTATCTGCTTTGGAAGAAAAACTAAAAAATCCAGATATGTTTACTAATGTAAAAGATATAGCAACAGTATATGGAGTGATATTTGATAAGGCTCTAAAATATAAGGAAATACAATTAAAAGACAAAGAAAACAGCAACGAAAGCGAAAACCTAAATAAAGTAAAAGACATAATGATAAGTATAAAAAGGGTAGCTGACGAAGATGGAAAATAAAATAGAAATAAGTACAAAACAAGCTGAATATATTAGAAAAGCTAATCATAGATGGAATGGAAAAATAGGAGCTACTCAATGTGGAAAAACATATATTGATACATTATACGTTATTCCTAATAGAATTATTGAAAGGCTTGAAAAAAAAGGGCTTGTTTTTATCGTAGGTGTATCAAAAGAAACAATAAAGAGAAATGTTATAGAGCCTTTACAGGAATTATATGGAGATGTAGTAGGAGACATTGGAAGCAATAACATTTGCAAAATGTTTGGAGAAAATGTATATTGTTTAGGTGCAGACAATGTAGGTAGAGTATCAAAGTTTAGAGGTGCAAGGGTAAAATATTTATATATAGATGAAATAGTAGATATAAATAAAGAAGTATTTGAATTATTAAAGTCAAGATTATCATTTGAATATAGTTTATGCGACTTTGCAGGAAATCCACAAAGTAGAACACATTGGGCTAAAGAGTTTATAGATAGTGATATAGATATATACTGTCAAAGCTATACATTATTTGATAATCCATTTTTACCAAAAGAATATGTGGAACAATTATGTAAAGAATATGAAGGAACGGTATATTATAACAGATATATACTAGGACAATGGTGTAATGCAGAAGGAATTATATTTAGGCAAATTGCAGAAAATAAAGAAAGATACTTAACAAAAGAAGTAAAAAGTGGATTTATTACAATTGGAATTGACTGGGGAGGGCATAAATCAAAACATACTATTGTAGCGACAAAAATAAGTAGAAGCTTCAATTATATGCAATGTTTAAAAAGCGATAAACTTGAAGCAGAAGGAACAGATACAAAACAAATTTTTAAATGGATAATAAATTTTATAAAAGAAATACAATTAAAATATGGCTCAATTGAAGGGATATTTCCAGATAGTGCTGAACAAGTTTTAAATAATTCGTTAAGAAAAGAATTAATAAATAATAGTATGATAATACCAGTATATGATAGCGAAAAAATACCAATTGAGGAAAGAATTAGATTGTTGACAGTATTGTTAAATATAAATGCAGTAGAATTTATAGAAAATGAAACAGACACGGTAATAGAAGCACTACAAACTGCTTTATTTGACGAAAAAGAAGAAAAGGATAGATGGATAGATGACGGAGAAACATCTGATATAGATAGTTTAGATGGATTTTGCTATTCTTGGACAAAGTTTTCAACTCAATTATCAAGGTTTATAGGAGGATAAAGAATGAATGGTGTAATAAATTATTTAAACACAAAAGGATATGATGTAGATACTTCATATTATACTTACATCAAAAAATGGATTGATATATGGAAGGGAAAAGCTGAATGGTTAACTGTAAAAACAATAGATGGTACAAATTATCCAATGTATACTTTAAACATTGCTAAAAGAAGTTGCGAGGATTTAGCAAGTATGATAACAAGTGAGCCATTTACTATAAAGGCAACACAAAATGATGAAATGTTACAAAAAGATTTGAAAGAAGCTAAAATATTAGAAAACTTATCAAAAATGATAGAAATAATGGGATACACAGGAACTGTTGGTTCTGTTGCAAGAATAATAAATGCTGAAATAGTAGGAGAAGGAGAAACGGCAACATTAAAAAGAGGTGCAAAAACAAAAATAAGAAATATTATAGTTAAAGCAGACCAAATAATTCCATTGACATTTGACAATGGAGAAGTTATAAACTGTGCATTTGTGAGTAAAACAAAGAAAAAAATAAATGGTAAAGTTAAAACTTTAGATTATATGGAATTGCACGAGTTAGAAGATAGAGGCTATCAAATTACAAATAAATATTTTGATGAAACAGGTACAGAAATAGAAATAGAAGGAGTTTTGGAAACATATAACACATTATCACAAAAACCTTTATTTAATCTTAAAAAATTAGAAAAAGAGAATCCGATAGACAATAATAATAATTTAGGTTTAGCATTATATGGTGGTGCAAATGACCAATTAATAATAACAGACTTAACATATAATAATTTTGGAATGGATTTTAAACTAGGACAAAAATTATTATTAATAAATAAAAAATTAACTAAAATAGTAACAGAAGAATATACAGATAAAGACGGGCAAATAAAAGAAAGACAAAAAGTATTATATCCATCAGACATACAAAAACAACAATTTATGGATATAACTGATGGAGTAATGGGAAATCCTAATGAAAACCCTTATGTTTACGAATATAACCCAGATTTAAGAGTTGGAGATAATAAAGAGGGAGTACAATTTGCATTAAATACATATAGTTTTGAAATAGGATTTGGTACAGACTTTTATAATTTTGAAAATGGAAAAGTATATACAAATACAATGAGTATAATGACATCAAGAAAAGACTTAGTAGATAATATGAACAAAGTAAGAAAATCTATAAATGAGTTTTTAAAAGGAATATGCCAATCATTATTGCTATGCGAAAAAATACTAGGAGACGCAAGTATAAATGAAAATCAAGATATAGAAGTAGCAGAAGTAGACGGTTTTATGCAAGACGATGAAACAGAAAGAAGTAAATTGCAACAAGATTATTCAATGGGTGCTATAACTATGAAAAGATATTTAATGAAAGCATATAAAATGACAGAGGCAGAAGCATTAAAAGAAATAGCAGATAGAAAAGCAGAAGATGGAATATCTAGTATTGATTTAAACGATGAACCTATAATAGAAGAATAGCGAGGTGGCTAAATGATAACACCTGAATTTTTAGAAGATTTAGAATATTCAAAATTAGTAATGATATATTCAAATCTTAATATTAAATTAACAGAAATAATAATTGCAGAAATTTTAAAAACTAAGGAATTAAATAGTTATACAAAAAATCAATTAAAAGTTCTTATTCAAATTGGTGGAAAAGAAATTTTTGAAAAAGCATTAAAAGAAACATCTTCATTAAATGCAAAAACGAAAAAAGAAATAAAAAATATATATGAGCAGATGGCTAAAGATAATATGCAAAGCTATAAAACATTATATAAGTATAGAGGATTGGATTTTAAAATATCTAAAGCACAATATCAAATATTAAATCAAGCAATAAAGATGACAGGAAAAGATTTACAAAATTTTACAAAAACAATTGCATTTAGTAGTAAACAAGCTTATGTAAATGCCGTAGACAAAGCATATTTTCAAGTTGTAACAGGTGGCAGAGATTATATATCAGTAATAGAAGATACAGTAAGAGAGTTAGCAAAACAAGGAGTAACTTTAAAAGATAGTGCAGGAAGAAATGTGCAATTAGAAACGGCAGTAAGAAGAAATGTACTTACAGGAGTAAAGCAAACTGCTGATGAAGTAACATCAGAAATAGAAGACGAGCTAGGTTGTAATGGATATGAAGTCACTTCACATAGTGGAGCAAGACCAAGTCACGCAGAAACTCAAGGCAAACAATATGCAAAAACAAAAGCAGACGCTAGAAAGTATAAAGTAGGATATTGGGGAGATGTAGAACATTTATGGCAAGAATATAATTGTAGACATACATATTTTGGAATAATTTTAGGAATATCAGAGCCAGTATATACAAAAAAAGAATTAAAACAAATGGAAAACTCAAAAGTAACATATCAAGGCAAAAAAATTCCTGAATATGAAGCAACACAAATTCAAAGAAAGTTAGAAAGAGAGCAAAGAAATCTACAAAGACAAATTACACCATTAAAAAATAGTAAAAATAATATAAAAAATAAAGAACAGAAACAAAAACGAGAGCAAACGATTAAAAATTTGCAATTAAGACTAAGAAAAAAACAAACAGAATACAAACAATTCTGTAAAGAAACAGGATTAACACCACAGTACGAAAGAACTAAAGTAGTGTAATTATATAAATCAAAAATAAAAATGCCTTAAAATTGATTTTAAAAGCTAAAAATATTGACATAATATATGAAAAAGTGCTAAAATTTAATTGAGGGGCAAATCTCGTAAAAAATAGCAAATATTTTGAATTTTAGAGATGAAAAACTCGTATTGGGGACAGCAGGTTCGAAACTGTTTGCCTGAAACCTTATCAAGTAAGGCATTACCCAATATAAGTATCTGATAAGGAGATAAAAATGGAAACAAAAATATGTAAAAAGTGTAAATTAGAAAAAGAATTAACAGAATTTTATTTTAGAAAAAAACAAAATAGATATGAATACAGTTGCAAAGAATGTGAAAGAAAAAGAATAAAACAGTATCATAATTGCAATAAAGAAAAATCTAATGAATATTATAAAAGAAATAAAAATAAAATTCTTGAAAGAAGAAGAAAATATGAAAAAAGAAAAAGAAAAGAAGATAAAGTTTTTAAATTAAAAATGGATTTAAGAATAAAAACTTTACATTATTTTAACAATAAAAATGATGATTGTGTTTTAATGGAAAAAATAATTGGATGTAATCAAAAAGAATTTATAAATTATTTATTGAATACTTTTTATACTAACTATGGATATAAATATAATCAAAATGAAAAAGTTAATATAGACCATATAGAACCATTAAAATTAGCAAAAACAGAAAAAGAAGTAATAAAAGCC